GTTACGGGATTAAACGAAGCTGTTGACGGAAGTACTCCTGATAAAAATGCTTTAGTCGGATTACAAAAAATGGCTGCTGCGAATTCAAATGTTGCTACCAGACATGTTTTAAAAGCTTTAATGTATATTACAATTAAAACAGCAGAAAATATAAGCTTGAGAGCCAATGATGCTTTGCAATTTCCATTAACAAAAGATGCATTACTTAATAGTATTAATACATTTAATGTTAATACATTAGAAGAAATGGAAAAAGTAGCAATGCACGATTTTGGTATATTTTTAGAATTAGAGCCTGACGAAGAAGAAAAAGCAAAACTTGAACAAAATATTCAAGTTGCTTTACAGTCGGGCGGAATTGATTTAGATGATGCTATTGATGTACGGCAAATATCAAATTTAAAATTAGCCAATCAATTATTAAAATTAAAAAGAAAAGAAAAAGCAGCAAGAGATCAACAAGCTAATCAAGCTAATATACAAGCGCAGGCTCAAGCAAATGCGCAGGCATCAGAAGCCGCGGCTTTAGCTGAAGTACAAAAACAACAAGCCTTAGCAGAAACAAAAGTACAGATTGAAAAAGCTAAATCTGATTTTGAAATAGCTAGAATGGAGCAAGAAGCATTAATTAAGAAACAATTAATGGCAGAAGAGTTTAGTTATAATATGCAACTAGCTCAAATACAAGCATCCGCAACAACAAAAAAAGAACAAGAAATAGAAGATAGGAAAGATAAACGTGTAAGAATACAAGGTACACAACAATCTGAACTTATTGATCAAAGAAAAAATGATTTGTTACCTAAAGATTTTGAATCAGCAGGTAATGATAATTTAAGTGGATTTGGCTTAGAACAGTTTGAGCCAAGATAAAGTTTATTAACTAATTTTATATTATTATATTATGTCAATAGAAGTAAAACAAGAAGGAGATTTTAAAATTAAAAAAAGAACTCCAAAAAAATTAACTGGCAATGAAGATGTTATTAAGGTAGATCTTTCAAAACCACCTGTAGAACCAAAAAAAGAAGAAACAAAAGATGCCGTTCAAAAGCCAAGCACAGAGAAAGTGGATGTACATGAATCATCCGGAGATGGCAAAGAGGTGGGAGAAGGAAACGCCGAAGAACAAACCTCTGCCGAAAAAGCTGAAGAGCAAATAACAGAAGAGTCTCCAATACAAATTATTGAAGATGAAAAAGATAATTCTGAAAAGGAAAGAGTGGCTGGAAGCGATGAAGCTGCCGCTGCCACACCGGAACAAAAAGAAGTATTACAGGAAACAAAAGCACAGGAATTACCCGAAGGAGTAGATAAGCTTATAAAGTTTATGGAAGAAACTGGCGGGGATGTACAAGACTATGCTAGACTAAATGCCGATTACTCAAATGTAGATAGTGATACACTATTAAGAGAATATTATAAACAAAACAAACCTCATCTAGACGCCGGGGATGTTGATCTTTTATTGGAAGATTTTACATGGGACGAAGAAATTGATGATGATAAAGACATACGCAAAAAGAAAATTGCGTATAAAGAAGAAGTTGCAAAAGCCAAAAACTTTTTAGAGCAAACAAAAAGCAAGTATTACGAGGAAATTAAATTACGCCCTGGTGTTACTCAAGAGCAACAAAAAGCGATGGACTTTTTCAATCGATATACTGAAGAACAAAAGCGTAATGATGCTGTTCGAGAAGGATTTATAAATACTACTAAAAATTATTTTTCTAGTGATTTCAAAGGTTTTGATTTTAAATTAGGAGATAAAAAAGTTAGATATGGAGTTAAAGATCCTAACTCAATAGCGGAAAACCAAAAAGATCTTACAGACTTTGTCGGGACGTTCCTAGACAAAAACGGTCAAATGAAAGATCCTGCTGGTTATCATAAAGCAATTTACGCTGCGCGAAACGCCGATACCATGGCAACACATTTCTACGAGCAAGGCCGTGCCGATGCCATTAAAGAACAAGTTGCTAAAACCAAAAACATAACTACTGAGCCAAGGCAAACTGCCCCGGGTGATGTATTTGTTAATGGTTTAAAAGTAAAAGCTGTTAGCGGTTTAGATTCTTCAAAACTTAAAATTAGAACAAAAAAATTTAACACTTAAAATTTAAAAAATGAGTAATGTATTACCCGAATTTGGGACAATTAAACCTAGTCAGAAACAACAAGTTCTGTCTTCAAATTATCTGCAATTTACAGATAAAGCCGGCGATGATTTTTCAGATTTTGCCGCACAATACCTTCCTGAGATCTATGAACAAGAAGTAGAACGATATGGAAACCGAACTCTTTCTGGATTCCTCCGTATGGTAGGGGCAGAAATGCCTATGACTTCAGATCAAGTAATTTGGTCAGAACAAAATAGATTGCATATTGCATATGATGGCGTTACTAAAGCTAGTAATGCAACTTTAACCTTTGTACTTAATGCTACTGCAGGACCTACCTTTGTTGCTAATACAATTTCTAAAAACCAAACCATTGTAGTAATGGATCCCGGTACAGGTAAGGAAGTAAAAGCTTTAGTTACCAATAGTGTTGATACTTCTGCTACACTTGCTACATTAACTGTTGCAACGTATACAGGAGCTAATCTTGACGCTACATTTGGAGCTGCCGCAATTGCTACTCTTAAAATATTTGTATATGGCTCTGAATATAGAAAGGGAACTGGCGATGGCGATATTAAAAGTGTAACCCCATCCTTCACTCAATTTAACAACGCACCAATTATTATTAAAGAAAAATATGTGGTCAATGGATCAGATATGGCTCAGATTGGTTGGGTTGAAGTTGCTACTGAAGATGGAACATCTGGATACCTATGGTACCTAAAAGCTGAATCTGAAACTCGCTTGAGATTTGAAGATTACCTTGAAATGGCTATGGTTGAAGGTGAAAAAGCTGCTGCAGGTTCTGGAGTAGCCGGAATTGCTCCAGCTCTTAATGGTACTGAAGGTCTTTTTGCTGCTATTAATGCTAGAGGTAATGTACTAAATAATTTTAGTGCCGCTGCTGGCCTTGGTGAATTTGATAGTATTCTTAAAAATCTTGATACTCAAGGTGCTATTGAAGAGAATATGCTTTTCTTGAATAGAAAAACTTCTTTAGATTTTGACGATATGCTAGCTAATATTTCTTCTGGTATTGGAGGAGGTACTGCTTTTGGTCTATTTGAAAACTCTGAAGAAATGGCTTTGAATCTTGGTTTTTCAGGATTTAGAAGAGGTTCTTATGACTTTTATAAAACCGACTGGAAATATCTTAATGACGCTTCTACAAGAGGTGGAGTAGCTGTTTCAGCAATTGATGGAGTTCTTATTCCAGCTGGAACATCAACTGTATACGATCAAATTTTAGGTTCTAACATTCGTAGACCTTTCTTGCATGTTCGTTACAGAGCTTCTCAAACTGAAGATAGAAGAATGAAGTCTTGGATTACTGGATCTGCTGGAGGTGCTTTTACTTCTGACATTGACTCTATGGACGTTCACTTCTTGTCTGAAAGATGTTTGTGTGTACAAGGTGCTAACAATTTTGTATTGTTTACCGCATCATAATTTACCTGGTATAAATTACCCTCGTTGTATTAGCGGGGGTAGTTTTTACCTTTTAACTATTTAATTTTATTATATCATGGCTAAGAAAGCTACTCAAGCAGTAAAAGATATTGAGGTTGCACCTCAAGTAATTGAAGTAAAAGAAGTTGCAAAACCTGCAGCTAAAGTATTAACACCTAAAAAACCACAATGGGAAATTAAAGACAGAACATATTTACTAAATGGTCTTAAAACTCCATTAACATATACTATAGCATCTCGTCATACGAGCCGTTATCCTTTATTATGGTTTGATAAAGAAAAAAATGAACAAAGAGAATTAAGATATGCAACTAATCAAAATTCACCATTAGTTGATGAACAATCAGGTGAAGCAACATTGGGTCATATTGTTTTTAGAGATGGTACACTAACCGTAACTAAAGAAAAACAAAATTTGCAAAAATTATTATCTCTCTATCATCCAATGAAAGGAATTAAATATACTGAATTTAATCCCGTAGAAGAAGCTGTAGATGATTTAGAAATTATTGAATATATTATTGAAGCTTTAAATGTTGCAAGAGATATGGATATAGATCAGGCTGAAGCTATTTTAAGAGTTGAGGTTGGTTCTAAGGTATCTAACATGAGTTCTAAAGAGATTAAAAGAGATCTTTTAATATTTGCTAAAGAAAATGCTCAATTGTTTTTAGAATTAGCTAATGACGAAAATGTACAATTAAGAAATGTAGCTATTAATGCTACTGAATTGGGCCTTTTAGATTTATCACAAGATCAAAGAACTTTTGCGTGGGCTAAAACAGGAAGGAAAATAATGAATGTTCCTTTTGATGAAAACCCGTATTCAGCTATGGCTGCATTCTTTAAAACAGATGAAGGCATAGAGGTTTACAAATCTATAGAGAAAAAACTTCTATAACGTGTAATATTTATAATATGTAGAGCCGTCTTTTGGCGGCTTTACTATTATATAACAAAAAATAAAAATGGCAATAAACGTAAATACTGTATATCAAACAGTGTTGTCTATTTTAAATAAAGAACAAAGGGGGTATATGACTCCTGATGAATTTAACAAAGTAGGAACACAAGTTCAACTTGAAATATTTGAAAAATATTTTGAAGATTTAAATCAACAAGCTAGAGTTCCTCAAAGCGATTTAAACTACGCTGATAGGCTAGAAAATATAGATGAAAAAGTAGCTATATTTAAAACGTTTGGCAATGCCTTATATAATAATACATCACCTACCCCTACTAATTATTTTACTTTGCCCACTACTGATTCTTATGGAAGAACTGTTAACTTTTATAGATTGGGTGAAGTAACATATAATAATGAAGTTTTAATACAAAGACTTCAAAGAAATGATTTTTATACTTCTGAAAAATCTAAATTAACAAAAGCAACTGAAACATTCCCAACATATTTGTATGAGAATAATTATTTATTTATAAAGCCAGATAGTATTCAAGATAATGTTCAAGTAGAATTTACAAAAAAGCCTTCAAATATAATATGGGGATTTGATGTGTCGCCAACTTTAGGCCAATACATATATAACCCCCTCCCTTACAGCGCTACAGATCAACCAAGTGGTTCAATTAATTTTGAAATTCACGAAAGTGAGCAAACAGAAGTAATACTAAGAATACTTCAATATGCTGGTATTATTATAAGGGATCCTCAAATAGTCCAAGCTGCCGCTCAACAGGTGCAAATGGATGAAATTAATAAAAAAAGTTAATAAGCTATGGCAAAACCAAACGGCGGTTTAATACAAGAAACTAATGCACAATATTACGCGGGAACTCAAACGTTTTTAGCAGATGGGGCAACTACAACATTTACAACCACGTTTAATACAGATTTAGTATTTGGTAGCTATGACCCTAATAATAAAAATTATGGGCAAAATAATTTTAAATTATATACTAGCCCTACGGGAATAGCTGGCTCTTATACCGAGTACATACAGCCTTATTCTGTTGCAAATAATACTATTACTATCCCGGCAACTCCTGCAAATAATTTAGTAATAGTAGTGCAATTAAAAATATTAACAGGGGGCAATTATGGTAATGAAGACGCCTATGGTAATATTGTAGAAGAAAATTATGGTAATTATGCTTATATAAAAGTTTCTGATTTAGTTACAAATTTTTTAGTTGGTTATGTAGGAAATGGAAAAATTATACAAAATGTAAAACGCACCGATATTATATTTCACGTTAAACGTGCTTTGCAAGAATTTAGCTATGATACATTGCCTAGTATAAAGTCGCAAGAAGCAACAATACCTCCAAATTTATCTATTCCAATGCCTCAAGATTACGTTAATTACGTTAAGATGTCGTGGGTAGACCAGCTCGGCGTTAAACATATAATATACCCTACGACTTTAACTTCAAATCCTGATAGTTTATTACCTCAAGATTTCCAAGGAGTTCCTTTACAAGATAACTTTAATGAAGATTTAAATGCAACATCATTAACTGAGTCTAGATGGGATACTGCAAATGATCGCTTAATAAATGGTAATTTAAATTTAAATGAAATAAATAAAGGTATATATCCAGGTTCTTGGTATGGATTTGGGTTTGAAGGATTTTGGGGCGAAAGATATGGATTAAATCCTGAAACATCGCAAAGAAATGGGTGGTTTACTATGAATCATAGAGAAGGAAAAATATCTTTTTCAAGTAACTTAAGAGATGCTTTGGTAATATTTGAATATATTTCCGACGGGCTTGCGTATGATCAAGATATGAAAGTTCCTAAAATGGCAGAAGAAGCCATATATGCTTACGTAAATCATGCTGTTTTATCTACTAAAGTTAATATCCCTGAATATATAGTTAATAGATATAAAAGAGAAAAAAGTGCTAAACTTCGTAATGCAAAAATTAGATTATCTAATATTAAACTAGATGAAATAGTTCAAGTAATGCGTAATAAATCTAAATGGATTAAAAGTTAAATAAATGGCAGAAGTTAAAAATGCTTTTATAAAGTCTAAAATGAACTTAGACCTTGACGCACGATTAGTGCCGCAAGGAGAATATAGGCAAGGTTTTAATATACAAGTTAGCAAATCTGAGGGTGATGATGTTGGAGCATTGGAAAATGTATTAGGTAATGAAAACTTACAAAATTTCAAAAGCTTACACCCTGGTCAAGAATTGCAAGTTATAGGTTATGTAGCAAACCCTATTAATAATTCCTTTTACTTTTTTTTAACTGATTACACCGATCCCGGTTTTCCTACCGAATCAAATTATTCTGTAAACGCACATAATTATATTTATAGCTATAATGCCTTAGACGATTCTTTTTCTTTATTAGTGCAAGGGCAATTTTTAAACTTTTCTACCACTAATCCTATTTATGGTATTAATATAGTTGAAAACTTGCTTTTTTGGACAGATAATAGAAATCAACCTAGAAAAATAAATATAACTTATGATCCTTCATATTATACTAATGAAGATCATATTTCAGTAGCTAAATTTGCTCCTTATGAAGCAATTAATTTATATAAAGAAAGCTCAGTATCTGGGGAATACGAATCTACTCTTCAAGATGTTGTTAGCCCCTTTCTTCCTGATGGGGCAACAGAGAATCCTTATGAGCAAGATAATTATCCAGGTGATCCTAATTTTTTAGAAGATAAATTTGTAAGATTCAGCTATAGATTTAAATTTGATGACAATGAGTATTCCGCATTAGCCCCCTTTACGCAAGAATGTTTTATACCTAAACAAGACGGCTATTTTATGGACGGTGACCAAGAGTCAGCCTATAGAAGTACTGTAGTCGAGTTTATGGAAAACAAAGTGAATAAAATAATTTTAAATATACCTTTACCTTTTAATTTAGAAGGTACCCAAATAACAGGAACTTCTTTAAGAAACGATCTTAAAGTTACAGAAATTGATATTATATATAAAGAATCAGATAACTTATCAGTACAAGTAGTAGATACTATATTAGAAACCGATTTTAATTCTTTATCTACAGGTTTTGTTAGTTATACTTATCAAGGAACTAAACCTTATAAAACGTTGCCCGAGAATGAATTAGTGCGGGTTTATGATAAAGTTCCTGTAAAAGCTTTTTCACAAGAAGCGTCCGGAAATAGAATTATTTATGGTAATTTTCAAAATAAACATACTCCTCCCGCACAATTAGATTATAAAGTTGGCGCTTTTGATAAATCTTCTTGGCTTTTAAACGCAAGTAATTCTACAGAAAACGCTACTAGCAAAATTGAATACCCAAATAGTACTATTAAACAAAATAGGAACTACCAGGTTGGTGTTGTTTTATCAGATCGTTATGGAAGAAGCTCAACAGTATTGTTAGCTTCACCTTCGGATATTACAGCAACAGACGGAACACAAACTTTTTTAGACTCTACATACTATAATCCTTATAGATTAACCACAGATACTCCCGTGGCAAGCTGGCCCGGAGAAGCTCTTAAAATACTTTTTGAGTCTCCGATTGAATCAATTAAAAATGAAGTTCTAGGAACGCCTGGATTATTTAATGGAACAATTAGTGATCCCGCATATAATATATTAGGGTGGCATAATTATAAAATTGTAGTAAAACAATTTGAACAAGAATATTATAATGTTTATTTACCTGGTGCTCTTAATGCTTATCCCGGGGGAACAAGCCCAGATGGTGATGGAGCTAATGATACAGCCTTTATAGTTTTAATAAATGATAATATTAATAAAGTACCCAGAGATTTATCTGAGGTAGGTCCAGAACAAAAGCAATACAGAAGCTCAGTTCAGTTATTTGGCAGGGTAACTCCTGATGCAGCGGGCCCACCTACATTTAATAAACCATTTTTCCCTGGAAGTATTTCAAGCACTGTAAATACAATTGCTGAACAAAATTTTATATTAGGTACTACATCGAATGATTATGAAGATATATATCAAACCAAATCTAACCCGTATTTAGCAAGAATAACACAGTCAATTGGCACTAACGGGGATTACATGGGCAGCGCGGCTTTTACAACAAGCCCCACTAATTATCAATTAGCTGTTTATGAAACAGATCCAGATGTTTCAAGATTAGATATTTATTATGAATCTTCGTCTAGCGGGTTAATATCACAGCTTAACAATGCAATAAACACCGGTACCAATAATGTTTTAGATTTAAATAATGATACAATAACAGGGTTTACAGAGGCTTCTCCTATTGGGACACCTGTAACAGCAAAATGGGCACCAACAACAACAAATTCTTTAGGCGAACCTTTTAACGGTGCTTCTACAGTAGCTATAACTAAAGTTATAAATGCTAATGGCCAAGTGTTTACTCCTTCAGAGTATTTTGCTATAGAAACTGTGCCCGCTACAACATCTCCTTATAATCCAACTGAGCCTACTTCTTATGATAGGTATTTTATAAAAACTGCTAAAGAATTTTATTATGGATTAGATGCTGAAATAAATCAAAAATATTTTGTAGATGTTTCTATAACCCCCAGCGGTGCTGCTACTACTACAAAAGAATTTATTTTACCTCTTCAAAATCAGCCCCCTACTATTACTAAAATTGAATTATCTAATGGAGCTTTTATAGAGCCATTAGCAAATCCATATACATTGCAAAAAACAGCTGGGGACACAGGCACATTGGCTACTTTTTATGGTAAAAATGGTACTATAATAAGCAATTTACAGTCTGAAAACCTTACGTGGTCAATTATAGAACCTCAAGATCAAACAATATTTCAAATAAATGACTCTGGAGTACTATCTACCCAACAAGATTTATCAGGGCCGTATTCTTTAACCATTAGAGTTACAGATGCGGGAGGTTTAACTGCGGATACAGTAATTAACGCTGTGTTTGGAGAAACTAGTATTAATCCAGGGTTTGGCGAAGGCTTAGGTATTTCTATGTCTGGGCAAGGTGGTATGTCTGGCGCTTTATATTTTGTAAATAATTTAACAAATGCGGCTGGGTCTAAGCCCTTACCTGGCGTGCCAAACACAAGCAATAATGATATAAGATCTCCCTATCCTGAGTTACAATTAGGAACTGATGCGCCTGCTACGACAGTTTCCGCAAATTATTTAGTTGATACTTGCACTCCTTTTACAATGTATAATACTAATACTAATGCTTTTAAATTTGCACCTACTAATCAAGGGTTAATTCAAAGTGATGGAGGGTTATCTCAAGGAACAGCTTTTATTGCAATTAATATAAATTTTAATCAATTGCCATTTGATTTAGTAAATCAAGACAATTATTTTCCTTTTTTAACCTATCCTATTTATCTTCAATATAGAACATTTGGCGGGGGTGATACATGGACTACAGCGATAGACATTGAAGGAAAAGAAATAAAATTTGGGGGCTCACAAGAAAATAGAAGATCTCCATTATTTCCAGATGGAGATTTTAATAATGATATTAAAGGTAAAGGCGTTATTCATAGCGAAACTTCAGCAGAATACCAATTTGAAACTTTTGAAGTAAATAATTATCCATCAGGTTTTGGTGGCGCTATTAATAAATTTGATTGCTTACAAGTTGCAAGTTTTGCTAAATTAACCTCTGCTTCTCCTGACCAAAACACGATAGCTAGAAAAGTTTTTGCATTTGGGAAAACACCTAATGCCGGTGCCGGTATATTGGATAAGTTTGGAGACTATAGATTAATAGTGCGGTATCCATGGGGGTTAAACACTTATACCGGGGTTAGCAATGCTGAGCCTATAGTTGTGGGTTATGGAGCAAATAATTGCCCAGACAGTGCTTTTAGTTCTTACCTCGGCCCTATGACAGCAACAGTAGATTTTGGAGATTTTTATTATCCCTCTAAATATGGAGGCGCAAATTTATATTCATACGAATATAGAATAAGTCCAACTCACGGAAATACAGCAACTCTTGCATCGGCTTTAGTTCCAAGCAAACAAGTTTTTGCTCGCGAATGGCATATGAAATATATTACCCAGCTTTATACAGATGCAGAATTAACTCAAAAATGGATTCCATCTACAAATGGTGATGGTATTGGATGGTATTGTTATATGCCTTCAAATGACGGTAACTCAGTAAATGCTAAATACGGAACAGATTATTCTAATACTAGCCAAAATTTAAGTCCTCCATCTGGTGTTTCACCCGCTACCTCAAGAAAATGGGTTGCATTTTTTAACGGAACTGGTTATAAGGATACAACTGTGGGATCTGACGCTAATTTCTTCTAAGGTAATTATATATATAAATAAGTAATAATAAATTATGCCAGCAACTATAGAAGTAAAATATTTTAATAGCTTTGTTTTAAAAAAAGTTTTAAGCTCTTCATCCACTCCAGTTTGGAATGGGTCATTTGGTATACCTCAAAATTTGGGTGGTTATAATAAGGGTAATGCAGAAACTTCCGATAGTGCAATTATTGCTAAAAACTGGGCAATAGAAGAATCAAGAATTAGAGGAGGATATAATAATACATCAGTAAGTTTGGGGCCTCGCGCATATTTAATAGAAGACGAGCCTAATGCTAGTTTTAGAACTAACTCTTTAATATATTCGGGTATATTTAATTCAAGCACAGGTGTTAACAACACTAATGTGTTTAGTGTAGGCACAGACATAACGCGTAGTTTAAATCCCGCATATGGTTCTATACAGAAATTATACGCTCAAGATTATTATTTAACTATATTCCAAGAAGATAAAGTTAGTAGAGCACCTATAAACAAAAATGTTATATATTCGGCCGAAGGTAATCCAACAGTTACAACTAGTAACATGGTTATTGGGGAACCTCAAGCTTATGCGGGTAATTTTGGTATTAGTAGAAATCCGGAAAGCCATGCTGTTTATGGATTTAGACAATATTTTGTAGACAAAGATAGAAATGCAGTATTAAGGTTATCTAATAATGGCTTAGAAGAAATACAGCGGTATGGTATGTATGACTTTTTTAGAGATAAGCTAAGCGAATTAGATGATCCAAATCCTACAACAGAAGTGCAACGTAATGGAAAAGCTGTAGGTATGTGGGATATTTATAATAAACAATATGTTGTTTCCCTGCAAACAGCGCTGCCTAGTGGGTTTTCTACTAATGCATTGGGAAATGTACAAACTAATAAATATTTTACATTATCTTTTGATGATGACATAAATGGGTGGAATAGCTTTTTTAATTATAAGCCAGGATGGGGTTTTAGTTTAAAAAATTATTTTTATACTATAGACAACGGTAATAGCGCCACTACTCAAGCTTCTTTATACAGACATAATAGCATGGCTGTTAAAAGAGGAAATTTTTACGGCGTTAATAATGATTCGAGCGTTACATTTATATTTAATCCGAGAGTAAGCTCTTCTAAAGTTTTTAAAACAATTAATTACGAAGGTAGCAATGGCTGGCAAGTAGATAGTTTTGTTTCTGATTTAACGGGTATTGGGTCGGTTGACACAAATTTTCAAAATTTTGGAACTACAAACACTAGGGACACTACATCTTTAATATATAGCTATAATGAAGGTGCTTATGATAATTATGGCAATCAGTATCCCGCTACATTAATTCCGCCATTAAATAGAGCAGGGTTTAATAGAAAAGAAAATAAATATACAGCTAATTTAATTAACAATAGCCCTGCTGCTCCTGGGGAAGTAATCTTCGGTAATCAAATGAGCGGTATTAAAGGACACTTTAGTACAGTTACTATGTCTACCGATACTGTTACTGATTTTGGCGGCCCAAAAGAATTATTTGCTGTATCTTCGGAATA